TTTGGATCAGTTTAATACTGAATCGGAGCAATGGATAGAGAACCAGATTGGCTCAGGCGGCTGGTATCTGGAGTTGCAGACTAGGATCGCAAGCCAGATGACCGCGCCTGTTCCCGCACCCCAGCATCAAGGGCCAGACTTTGAGAACATGGTCATTGGCGATGGCTACAGTCAACTGCCAGCCGAATTGGGCGGGCCAGAGGAGGAACCTGAAGAGGACGCTGAAGTGGTGGCAGAGGCTGAAGTGGTGGCAGAGGAGGAAGCCCCCAAGGAGGAGGAAGTTCCCAAGCCGAAGAAGAAGGCCAAGAAGAAGGCCGCTCCCAAGGTAGAGGAGGAGCCTGAAGTGGTGGAGGAAGGTTGATGTGTCTCGCAGGAAACATAAACAAAAGCCCAAGAAAAGACGGCGGAACAAGGGTTGTCATAAACCCCAGTTTCTTGCTAGGGTAAACCCGCTTATGGCTGACCAGAACAAAGAGCAGTTACAAACTGCCACACAAATCCTCGTAAACGCAGCATCCCAAGCCCGATTGACCGCTGCCGAACATGAGCAGGTAAGGCAAGCCACACAGATTGTGGCCACTGAGCTTGGGCTGACAGGGCCACCAGACTCGCCCCAGCCTGACATAGTTATGCCAGAACCTGTGGTGGAGGAGAAATCCGAATAGTGATCAATGTGTTGGCTGGATGACATCAAGGTGGTTTTAGCGTCCTCCGCTGGTATTGGAAATTGGTGGATGGAAATTGATATTATCTTAAAGCTGTCCATAAGCCTAGCTACCCTTTGCTACATTGTCCTCAAGTGCCGCCAGTTATTGAAACAGAAATAACATGAAACGTATCCTGATTGTCGGGGCGTTGCTGCTATTTGCAGTCAGCGTCAGTGCGGGCGGGTTGTTCAGCGCAGGCTGGAAACCTAGTCCAAATCTAACCTTGTTTGGTCAGAAGCTCAGTTGGCCCATCCCTTCATTGTGTGTGGGAAAAGCTGCCGGGGTTTTACCTGATGCCGGGGTGTCCCCGGACGGGATCAACCTCAAGTTGCCGTACTTTGCGCTGACCATTCCATTCCCCAGCCTGACGGTGAAGATGGGGAAGGATGCTCCTGAAGTAGAGTTGAAGCTTGGGGAGATAAACAAGGTGGAACACAAACACAAACCGGAGGCTGAATAATGCTAAAAAGCAAAACATTGTGGGCTGGGGTTTCGGGAGTTTTGGCTGGGATCGCTGGTTACTTTACCGGGGAGCTTGAGGTCGGAGCGGCTTTGCAACTGGTGGTGACATCAGTGCTGGCCATCTTCCTGAGACACGGAATCTCCAAGGTAGAAAACGGCGACTAATACTCTAAGGTTATAATGGCTATCCTGCGTTTGATTGCCGCAATTCTCAAGGCCGTTCCAGTATTGGAGCGGCTTTTTTTGGGGATAGCCAAACAGTACAAGGAGAAGGTGGCCCAAGACAGATATGAAGACAAACTGGACTTTATTGATTCTGCTGTTGACCGGCATAGCCGCATCGGGCTGTCAGACAGCAAGGCTGAACAACGTAAAGGAACTGACGGAACACCCGCAGTTTCCAGATGCTGCAAGAGCGGCCCCGGCGTGGACAAAAGCCGCACTAAGAAAGGTGGCAGAACTGGAGCATCAGCTAGAAAGAAGGTGAAGAAACGTGCCAAAAGTAGGTAGCAAAAATTACCCATACAGCAAAAAGGGAATGGCTCAGGCAAAGGCAGACGCAAAGAAGCGTGGCGTGGCTGTGTCCTATGGGAAGAAAAAGTCAGGGAAGAAGGGGCGGTAGCCCTCCCAGTCTTCCAAGGTTAGAGTGGGACGGCGGTTAGGCTCATTTTCCCGGTGGTTGGATCGCTGGAAATCTCAAGGTCGGCTGACATTTCCCCGATCAACGCATAGCTCAGGGAGTCAAAGCTGTGCTTGTTGCGGTCATTGATTACGTATTGCCCAACGCTCCTCCCTTTTCTCAGATACCTGAACATCTCAACGGTTCTGAAACAGTTTGCTGAGATGTGAAGCCTGTTCTGCATCAGCAGGTCTTTGAGCAACTTCACCCTCTGCCTGACTGAGCCAGCAAATTTGGGTGCGCCTATGAGGTTGATCCTGCCCCCACTGGCGGCAGCAACCACCCTATGGTCATAGGTATTGGCGGTTGCTCTGTACCTGATCATGGATGACGTGTCAGACCAGTGCGTCCATCTGACCTCTCTCCCTATGTGTTTCTCCAGTTTCTCTATTTTATCCAAGGCTTCTCCCGTGAAGTCTTCAAGGGAAACATCCTGTTGCAGGACAACTAGCTCGTCCAGAATTGTCCACCGCGTTCCATTCAGGGTGTCCACCTTTTCCATAATATGGAAAGCGTGATTTCTGTCCCCCAAATCCCACCCGCCAATAAGCTCAGTGCATCCTCCTGTTGGCAGGATCACGTCCCAGTCCGACTCAATGGGGCTGTTGGCGCTTCCAACTACGTGAGTGTCAAACTTGAACACCTTTCCGAAGTGGGCATTTGTTGATGAGGCTGTCCACTTCCCAAGCACATATCTGTCAAACAACTCTGGGTCTCCCCTGAATGTGGCAATCAAATCCTTCTTGTCATACTCAGACAGGTAGGGATTGTCATCAATCATGGCCTCAATAATCTTAAACTGGTCTGCATATTCAGGGTCTGGGTGGTCATCCTTGTGTGGCTCGTCGTACCACAGTTTATAAATCCAGCTATTGGTTCCCTCTTCCGCCGGGTTGGTGTCTCCTATCCATTGGTGGGCTGTATAGGCCAGTCCCGGTAGACGCAACTGCCCTTTGGATATTGAGAAGACGCAGGAGTCCTTGAAGTTAGACAACTCGCTGAAGAAAATCAGGGAGAATCTGGTTCCCTTGACCTTCTCCTCTATGTCATGGTCTACATCCAGAGAGTGCAATTGTATTTCTGTTTCGTTTCCATACATATTGGCTACCCTCATGTAGTGCATCTTGGTGACCCCATCCACCTTGGGGGCTACAGTCACTCTGAACCCGTCAAGGTTCTCCTCCCACTCAGGGACGATCAGGTCAACCAGATCAGACCAAACCCCGGACTTGGCGTTCCTTATCGTCTTGCAGAAGATTCCCACTCTCCCACTTTTGGTTTCCCAGCAGTGTCTGACGAGTCTGTGCAGGACGCCTATTGTCTTAGAGGAATACCTAGGCCCACTCACCAAAAGGTATCTCTTGGTACAATTGAACATTTCTAGCTGCTTTGGTGATATACTCGGATACCAGCAGCCACTAGCATCAAGCGGCATATCTGTGTTATTTTAATGCCTTGCGGGCATTATGGCAAATGAACTAAGGATAGATCTGACAGACCCGGCCATGCAGGAGGCGTTCGCTGAGTGCCTGCCGGGGGAAACGCACACCATTACAATGGATGTGACTGTGTCTGAGAACGCGGAGCAACTGGTTGCTGACGTTGACCCGGACTCAGTTGAGAAGTACACGGGCGAATATGACGAATATGACGAAGAGGGTGGCCCAAAGGCGGTTGCCCTGATAATGAAGGCGGATGCCCAAAAGGCGTAAGAAAAAGGATGTATTGGTTAACTACAAGGACGATGGAACAGTTGACGCTGAAATACATCTAAGCAACCTTTCCCCCCGGAGGGGCAGGGGATACCGCAGTGTCCTTTACTTTGAGGGGAGGATAAAGGCGGCTGGCATGGAAGGGTATGTTAAACTCTGGAGGCCGGTGACCAAGACGAAGAGAAAAGAAATAATGCGCCAGTTCTACAAAAACATGGTGGCAAGTAAGTCACCAAAGATAATCTGATGATTGATCTAAAACTATTAAACAAGCGGGGTGTGACAGCAGACACGGCAAAGGGCGTCTTTGCTGGGGAAGACGACAAGATGCCAGCCAAAGGGAAAGCTCTCCTTGACCGGATCAAGCACCGGATAGACGACGGGCTGAACAGGTGCATCAAGAACCACAAGATTTATCATGCGCTTGACTTGGCGTGGGACACGCCGCTTCAGCAGATAAGCAGCACCCTTGCGTATTCAATCTCAGACAAAGACCTGAGTGACGAGACAGTGCTGAATGCGGCCAAGGACTGGGGGCTTACAGGGCTTATAGAGGACGTTAAGGACACAAAGGGCCAGAAGAAGAGGCTGAACCTTCCCATGTTTTTCAACATCTTTGTCCCGCTGGTTAGGTCTTATGTCACCATCAGGTGGGCTAGGATTTACAATGACAGAAGGCAGTACCCTTTGTTCAAATTTGAGATGGGGAAGAACACTACGAAAAACAAACTGCGTGGCGAAATTCTCACAGACAGGGTGCAGGTGATGGCAAACCAGTACGGCTACAGTGAACTACTGAAGCAGTCTATTTTCCATATGCTCCACTATGGCTGGGCTGCCCAGTTTCCGCAGGAGGAGTGGCACACAGAGAAACAGGTTGTCTTTGACGCAGCAGGCGAGGAGGAGGAGAAGTATGTCAAGGAGGGCATCAGGTACAACCTCCCGCACCCAAGCCGGGTGTTCTTTGATCAGGCCCACAGGCCAACCACCTTCAACTCCGACTCAGGCTGTGAGTTTGCTGGTTACTGGAGGCTGATGCGCTACGGGGATTTAAGAAACAACAAGAAGCTGTGGAACACAGATAAGATAGCGTATGGGAGAACCACGGATTTATTAAGCAAGGCCAAGACTTACCTTGAACTGGTGTCGCCATGTACAATGGAGTTCCCAAGGAGCCGCGCCGCCTTTGGCCTCACGGACAGGGAGTCTGAACTGGACGCCGTCTACAGGACTTCAGACGACGACAAGGCCGTGCTTGTGACAGAGTATTATGAAAAAATTATTCCAAGCGACCACGGGCTGGGCGATTACGATAATCCTGTTTGGTTTCGCTTCTGCCTTGCTAACGACAACACTGTTCTTTATGCTGCTCCTATACCTTATTGCCCTGTTATTTACTATGCTTACGACCCTCACGAAGGGAAAAGCATCAACTCGTCACTGAGTCTGGAAATCATTCCGTTCCAAGACCAGATAGGGAATCTTCTCAGCCAGTACCTGTTGAGCGTTAAGCAGAATTTGGCCAACATGACATTTGTGGACACCGATCAGGTTCCCAAGGACATGATAGACAAGCTACAGAACTGGGGGGAGAAGCTGTTTCGCAGCCTGAACTTCATGCCGTTCTCGTCCAGACAAAACAAGTTTGCACAGGCTGACGTGAGGGAAGCCTTTAATTCTGTGCGCTTCACAGCATTGGACACCAACGGGATTGTTGGGGCCATGCGTCAGGTCATAGATATGCTGGAGAGGCTGCTTGTCATTTCAGCGCAGGAGGTAGCGCAGGTTGCCAGCCATGAGCAGACAGCAGAGGAGGTGCGGACGGTTGCAAGCACGACCAACACACGTCTTGCTTTCACGGCCACAGCGGTTGACGATGCCATGCTTGCGTGGAAGGAGCAGCTTTACAGGGGGCTTATGGCGTATGGGGAGGACGAGGTTTATGCTGAGATTAACTCCGGTTACACGCCAGAGCAGATCAACGATCTAGGGTTTACGGTGGAGGAGGAGGACTTGGATCGCTCTGGCCTTGTCGGGATAAGGGGGAAGAAGACAGCCCTTGGCCTTGAAGTCATAGGTTCCTATCGGGACACCTTGGAAAGGGTGTCCGACAAGGAGTTTGCGGCGGCTCTCACCCAGTTATTCCAGATGATTGCCAATGATCAGGAGATGCGTCAGGCAATAGGGGTGGATCAGATTTTGAATGTGGTCAACCAGATTGGAACCATGCTTGGACTTCCAAAGGATTTCAGGTTACAAAAGCTGGAAGCCGAGGAAGGCGAGGAAGGCGCAGGCGGTGAACAACCAGCGCAGGCCGACCAGATGGCAGCGGTTGCAGAAGAAATTAGGAACTCCATTATTAACGAGGTAGGCGAAGCACTGAAGCCCTTAGCTGAAAGCACACAGCAAAACAGCAGCATGATACAGCAGATTGTTGATGCGATTAAGGGAGGGCCGCAACCGCCAAATCCTCAGCAGTATGATACGAATAACGCAATCCCCGCTGGAGGCCCACCACCTGCGGGAAATCCAGAAGTGGCTCCAGCAGGGCCAGTGCGGTAAGTTCAAGGGGCACATTAAAGGGCTTATAGCTTACCACCAAGAAGCCGCTTCTAGGCTTTTGATTGCATCTGTGGACGACCCACGGCGGGAGGCAGACGCAAAATCCGAGGCTGAAAAGGCTAGTCACTTGCTGCGTTTTATAGCTACTCTTGACGCCTTTGCGTCAGGCGAGGCTGAACTGCCAATAACTAAAATAACCATAGAACAATAGATTTATGAGTGATGTAACAGAACAACAGGTGGAAGAACACATGGCAGCGTCAGAGCTTCCGGGCATGAAGATAGTTCCTGCTGTGCCCCCAGAGAAAGCGCCAGAAGGGGGCGGTGATGTACGTGATGTGGTTGAAAAAAAGGCAGGTGTAAGGCGTGCTTTTCCGCCAACTGAGGAGCCAACGGCTGAGGAGCCAACGGCTGAGGAGCCAGAAGAAGCGGAACCTCAAGCCGAGGCCGGAACCAAGGAAGACCTGCCGGACGCAGTGGATAACTTCATGGATAGGCTGGGCTTCAACAAGCCGAAGAAAGAAAAGGCGGCAGTGGAAGAGACGCCAGCAGAGCCAGAGCCAGAAGCTGAGGCTGAGGATGAAGAGGCGGCAGAGCCAGAAGCTGAGGCTGAGGAAGAGGCAGAAGAGGAAGAAGAACCAACCAAGGCCAAGCGCAAGCGGAGGAAGAAAGAGGGAATAGACGCGGACGAGATTAAGGAGATCATCAGGGAAACAGCGCAGTCCGTCTCACGCCAAGCCCAGCCATACGAGTCGGCTCCAACGCCACAACCCCCCGCTGAGAGTCTGGTTGAGTCTAAGAATAAGGCTGATCTGGATGTGTTCTATGAGATGGAGACCGATCCAAAATACGCCGGGATACGGGAGAAATACCTAACATACGTCACTAAACTCTCAGGGTATAAGGCTACTTGGAACAAGGAAAACCCGTCCACCAAGTTCAACCTTGAGGACATGGAGCATGAGGACTTCATTACGGGCAACCAGCCTGAGTATGATGCCGGTGATTTCAACGATGCCAAGATAACTGTTAGGGCGCGTTCTTTAATGGATGAGCGGGACATGGGCTACAGGCAGGAGATTGAGGAACTCAGGTCTTCAGTTGAAGAGGGTAACATGAAGGAGGAGCTTCAAGCAGCGTCCAATGCCAGCATTGCTGAGGTGGTTAAGATAGCGGACGAGTCCTACCTGAAGGTGGTTCAGGATGGTGGCGGGGACGCACTGAAGGACGCCGACCCGATAGCCCATGACGTTCTGAATGAGATACTGGGCCAGCATGAGAAGGCGTTGTACGAGCTAGAGAAGCTGGCTCACCCAACCAAGAAGTTCAGGGTTAACTCAAAGAATGAGACCCACAAAGCGTTGCTGAAATTTGCCGCTAAGAAGGAGGAGGATATTATCAAAATGCCGGTTGGGGAGCAGATGCATGATGGCAGGCGGTTCGCCACCGCGAAACAGTGGGCATCAATGCCGAGCAATGAGCGTTCAAATCGCTGGACACTTCAGCCTGAACACATAAAAGCCATGTACATTTCAGACATAGGCCAGCAGGCAAAAGAGAAGATAGACAGCCAGCGTGAGGTTTTTGACAAGTACATTAAACACAAGACGGGGCAAAAAAGTTCCCCGAAGGAAAACGTAGGTGGCAAGAAAACCCAAAAGAAAGGGGCCAAAACTAACCCTCCGTCTACGTCGGGTGAGGCAGTAACTGCCACAGGGGGCAATCAGGCAACGACTGTTGATGTTGGTGGTAGTAGCAGTTTAAAGAAGCGTCTGTGGGGATGATACAATACAGCCATATGCACGGATTAACCGCGCAAGTTTTTAAGGAAACATATTATGGCAACTGTACCGAATCCCGTAGACACTACGGTAATTAAAGAATCCAGCACCCGTAACACTGTTGCGATCTGGAACAACTACGACACCTGCGGCACTATGACGCGGGCTGATGTTGGGCTGGCGGAGACCGCCGACCTAGACGACATTTTTTCAGTGGCTTCCGCGACTGAGATGGGAAAGGCAACCGCCCGTTACCGGGACATGGAGAGTCTTCTCGTCACCCAGATGGAGCTTAAAACCTGTGGCGGACGCCAGTATGGTATGTATGACTGGCTGATGTCAGGAGCCAAATCAATGGGTGCTAACGTAACCCAGCGCAAGG